TTTTGTACCTGGCTGTAAGAAGAATGGTAGATTCTCTAACATAAGAGTAATACGTGCAAGCATCTCACGTGCCGTTGCGCCTTTGTTAGCTAGTACAGCCACTGTTTTTTCTGAGTGAAATAAGACAAACCATAGAATATAAGCAACGGAAGATATAGACTTACCGGACTGGCGACAAGCCAATACGATATTAAATCTATGCTCGTTGAAATATTTAAACATTTGCTCTTGATAAGGATATAAATCGAAGTCAACTAAGCCTTCGTCAAGAGATATAACTTTACAATATTCTCTTGCAAAGTGTACAGGATCTTGCATACACTTTTGATATTCTATTATCTCTGCTTGGGACCATGAAGTGACAATGCCGTCACGCTTTACATTAGAGTTCCCTAAATATCCATCATTCATCTTTTAATCGAGGCGTTAAATCTATTACATTATTAGCAGGCTTTTCGATCTTATCTACGTCTTGTAACATTCTTTGTAAATCAGTTGTAGAACCAATAAACAAATTATTATTTGTTGTGCCTTCAGCTTTCATAGGTATGTCATCATTTTTATTAATATCTTTGTTTTTCTTATTCAAGTCCATAAGCTTGTCATTTACATCACCGACATTCTTAATCATACCTGATAAGACTTCTATAGCACGAGGATGCTCAGACTGTTGAGCAATCTCAATAGCTAAGTCTAATGCATCTTTACCTTTCTCTATTAACTCGTAATAAGTTTGTCGAGAATATTCGTAGTCATTTGCAATTTTATCACTGTCCATATTACACCTATGCACTGTCCATATCCATACCATAGTATGAGATATCTATGTTAAAATCACTATCATCAGATGGCAGACGATTGAACGCCGTAGGCTGATACTCAATTCTATAATTATTTACGTTTTCTACAAAGTCATATTCTGTAATAGCTTTTGTAATAATATTACCGTTATTAATAGGACCTGTAAATGACATTTTCATTTCAAAGTCTAACACATATTGTAATACACTTCTTTGTTCCATAGGTCCTTCAAAATCAGAAAGATATGACACACCTTGTAATGTGATTGGTATATCTTCTTTTATAGTAGGAAAATCTTCTTTAAATGGTAACATTGTCATTGTATATTGTGGACTAAAGAACGGCAATATTTGCTCAACTATTTGTAATGCATCATCCTGAGCCTTAGCATATATTGTTAATGAGAATGTAATATTATAAGGAACTGACCGAGTTATTTTTGCTTTAACTGCACCATTATCACTTATGGTTTGTGGGTGTATTGTTAAATTTCTTTTTTGTAACTGACGTGTATCATCGTAAATAAATGAAGTTATTTCAAAAGACATACGAGGTAATTTTAAAGCAACAGCTTCGTCTCTTTGTATATCTTGAATACCTTGTATACGTTCGATATACTTATCACGTGGAGCATAAGCTAGCGGTACTCGTACTGTACTAATGACAGCACCAGCCGAATTCTTACGAATTACATACAGGTTAGTAAAGAGAGAGCCAAAAGCACTAACACATTTTCTAACTTTCTGATGATAAAAGTGTGGACCGAACATTTCTTATCCTATTTGTTTATGATACTCATAATCTCTGGACTTACGATATTATCTTTACCAAAAATCCTTTGAGTAGTCTTATCTGTTTCTTTATAATATTTGTCAGCTATTTCATCTAAAAAATCTTCAAGGTGATTTGAATGCGGTATTTGTTTACTATTAATCATATCATTGACAAGCTTAATATACCCTTGTACTTCAGTAAATCCTACTTGAGGATGTACACCATATTGTTGCATATATTCTATGGTTGCCGTACTTGCTCGTCCACCATCCATTAGATTACGATACATCAATTCAAATCCACGTCGCACGTGATGCCTTTTTTCAGATTCTTCAAACTCCTCTTCTGACCAGTCAGTCACTCCATGTGCTTCTTTTAAATTATTATATGCATTAATTAACGTAGCAATGTCTTTAAAAGAACCATTAATTTTACTTTCCATCATTTCTATGCCAACAAAAGCTGCCCGTAGTTTAGCACTTAAAACATTATTATCAGGATCATTGAATAGTTTATCTTGTAACTTCTCAATATTCCTTAATGCTTTGGCATGACTCACCTGAGCTTCAGCCAATGCCATCTTACGTTTCTCAGTTTCTGCCAATACTTGTCTCATCATTCTCATAGGCGAATGACCATTAAGCATTGTAAGACTCATCATTGCCAAAGTAGATTGAGAATTATTCCTATCAAAGAATTTAGTTTTCTCATCTAACTCAGGCAGATATTCATTTACGATCGCAACAGCCTGTGGATTGATCTTACTCTTAGAGACAGGAGTAATACCAAATGTCACTGGGTCAGTTGCTTTTAATTCTGTATTTTCCGTTTTTTTAACGATTTCACTCATAATAAATCCTTAGTTATAATATACTATTTATGCTCCTGCTCCGTTAGACCCTGAATTAGCCTGAGTAATAGTTCCGAAATTAGTAGCATTGCCAGTTGTTTGAATAGTTACTTTTTCAATTATATCTACTGCACTATAAGGTGAGGTTGTTAATTTACCGGTACCACCTGCAAATTGCGCAGTTGTTCCATCAGTACATCCACCACCAGATTTATAACTCCAGTAAGTCATATCACCAAAATCACTAGCATTACTTGTAGTCTGTGTTGTCACGTAATGTATGACATTAGCACTTGCGGCATAAGCCGTTTGTTGAACATTATAATAATTAGTTCTTACATAACCTCCTGCAAAGATACTTCTAGTGGCATCTGATGTTCCTCCAACGTGATCCCATTGGCTACCACCCATTCCGTTCAAATCACCAAAATCATAAGAACTACTAGGAGTTGCATAATTAATATATTTTATTTCATTTGTAGATGTTGCTGAACCACTCTGAAAATTTGTTCTATCAACACCACCAGCATGTAATGCTCTCGTAGCATCACCTGCACCTGCAACAGCATATAATTTTTTAGATATATCTCCCATATCAGTTGCATTACCGGTTGTGTCAATAGTTATTTTTCTAATAGATTTCATATAATCAGAATAATTATTAGGATAAGCATTAGCAGTAGGTAAATTACCTGCAATCATTAATCCAGTTGTACCGTTAGATGTATGAGCGCTATTTCCGTAGTATGAAGCTATGTCATCTCCAAAATCTACGGCATCACCTAATGTAGCAGGTGTAATGTAATCCATAGTAGGACTCAGGGATAGTGTTGAACTACTAGATCCTGTTTCTCTAGAACCAAAAACTACCCTAGTGTTATTACTCATAGCACCCGACATTTCGCGACTAAACATTGTAAGATTACCAAATGTTTGTGCTGTACCTCCTGTAGACATTGCCCAATATTCTATATTCTTTGTTCTTGTTCCACCTGAAGATCCTGCGGCTCCAAAAACACCTCTATTACCACCCCAAGCAAAACCTGGAGCCACGTATTGTATGTATGGTTTAACACTTATGTCAGGCTCTCTGATGAATGTTGATCCAGCACTATCACCTGTACTACTAAATTGAAACAATCTAGCCCTATCATATACATCTGACCCGCCAATATTATCTGAAGAACTCATAAAATAAAGCTTTCTTCCATCAGGAGAAAAACTTAATGTACCGTTTGGTCGTGTACTATGCAAACCGCCTGGTAAATTAGTTAATTCTGTTTGGCTATGATAATTCATAGTTGTAATATCATATGCGGTACTTAAAGTAGCCTTTACTAGGCTTACTCTCATAGTAGCATTTCCATTTCCAATATTTGGATCATCAAAAGCTGAATCCATCCAAACCCCTTGAAGAAAATATCTTTCAGTACCATCATGATTAAATTGACCACCGCTTGCAGAACCTAATTTACGTACTCGTTGACTCCATAATGCTCCATCACCATCAGAATCAATATACAAAGTATGAGTATGATCTACAATATTTGATGCAGTAAAATTAGAAGTAACACTAGAAAGATCATACGGTGTACTAAACGTTTGTTCAATACTTGCACCTCGATCGTTTGACCATCCGCTGACTAATGAATAACCATCCTTTATCCATTCGTGTGAATACCAATTACCCATTTCTAATTGTGAGCTAAATGTCCAACCGTTTTGCATAGTGTTAGTTGACCACCCGCCCATATAACCAGTACCAATTTTATAATCAGCTGTTCGATTACTCATAATATCCCAAGGTGTATCTAATGAGTATTGAATTACAGTATCCCAGTTATTACCAGATATATACATCTTCGTTCCATCTGGCTTGAACCATAAATATAATGGATTATTTTCATCATATGCACCACCATACGGCTCATTAGTAAAAATGTTATGAAAATCACTATCTGTATTTAAATCTAATATGCTTCCACTAGTAGAGCTATCAATACTAGAGATCTCATATGGTGTACTAAGACTCATTTGAAATACTTGCATAGTATTTGAAAATGAACCGCCCGCAAGATAAAATAATTTTGTACCATCGTTATTCCATACAGGACTTGAAGGCATAGCAGGGTTATTTGCATTATTTGAAAAATCAAATTCAGTATCGAACTTGATTGCACCTTGAGTAGTACCAAAACTAATTGGTGGTAGCACTGGATCTTCTAATTTTAAGATAGCGTTATCTGAGTCCCATATTAATTCCCAAAAAGATATTATATCTTTAGTATTTACATCATCAGGTTCACCCCATGAGACAAGGCTATATCTATTACTGCCTGCACTATCAATAGGTGCAATATCTAAACCTTGGCCAAAATATAAACCATCTGAATCCCGAAGAAATGGGTTATCTAATTCTAATATAGAAGTTTGATCAGATGTTTTTATAAAACTAATCACGCCGGCTTTATTCTTTGCATATGAATTAGCCCATGCAGCTAGTTCTACTTTTTCATCTTTACCTACAATTAATTGCCTAACAATTGAAGGATACCCACCATAAGTATCAGCTTTACTCCATGATAATGAAAAAGTATTATTATAATTTCTTGCAGTTAAACTGTAACTAGGACTAGTCTGAGCACTAATAACATTTGTATTATCAGTAGAC